CATACCCGCATGGACCACAGATACAATCCTACCTTTTATGACACCGTTGTCAAACAGGCACGCTGGGTCACTCGGCACAAGTCTTGCTTGTATGAGCTGGCCTATAAACGTACCGGCAGCCATGAGTGTGGTGTGTGCAAGCTGCGACCTGTCCCCGGACAGGTGAGTCTGACGCTGTATGTGGACAATCTGACTACGCCAGTGACTACCAAGCGCAACTCTCGCGGTACGTTTCTGTCCTACACTTGTCGATGCGGTGCAGAGCAGACCTGTGCCTGCCCTTCGTCACCCATCAACTTCCCCGCTCGTCTTGCCGACGAGATGGCGGCGAAACAAGCGCGATCGGTCGCCGACGCCGACCTCCTCGTCGACAACATGACTGATGACGATGCGACGCAGTACGCGACTGTGCGGGACGCCTTCCTTCGCGCGGAGACGGCGAGGCAACGTACCGTTGAGCGCATTCGCAAGGCCAGCGCCGACGAGAAGACGTCGCAGGGTGGCGAGGTCGTTTACTTCGTTCTGTCTGGCGACAATCGAATCAAGATCGGGACGTCGGCCAATGTCGAGAAACGTCTCGAAGCTTTGCAGACGTCCTCGGCGACGAAGCTGTCGCTGCTGCTGACGGTGCCTGGCGGTGTCGACATGGAGACGGAGCTGCATCGTCGATTCAAGCACATACGCGAGTCGGGCGAGTGGTTCAAGGGGACGCCAGAGTTACGCAGCTTCATCGAGGGCGCACTGTTCTACAAGTCACGTTCCGTGATGTAAGCGCCGTGTGGAGGCACCGTAGCCAAGCTACCGTCTCGCATCAGTTGCCACGTACCACCTCTCGATCGCCGCCGCGTAGGCGTCGTCAAAAATGCGCTTCCACGATTCAGGCAACGTCCCGTCGGGAATCATCCGCCTCGCATCCATCTTCTCAGTGCCCCTCTGAAGCCACTTCGCGTACTCGACCTCATTGGTAATTCGCACCGACAAGCCGACGCCGCCGGGGACGCCCTCGAAGACGAAGCCTCGTCGCAGCCGTCCCGACTTCTGCATCGTCTCGCCGCCGTCTTTCGGTGGCTGCCATGACTTGCCGTAGGGGTCTTGCTTCGTCTCAAACTCCCTGTCAATGGCTTTGGCCAGCTCGCGTTGGATCTGTTTCGCTGCGTCCTGTTGAATGCGCTTCGGCGCTTGCTTGAGGTTGACGGCGAGTTGACGAAGAATACCCGACGACTTGACTTTAAGGGCCATACAGTAAGGTGAGTCGGCGGCGTGGGGCGGAACGCCAACACCGCAGCCTCGCCGTGGCTACCTTGCTGCATGGCTAACACTGTCTGGTCGGCGAGCTTAAAAGACGATGTTTCCGCAACAGCGGCAAAGATGGCCATCGGCCTCGGCGATCTCGACAAGAAAGCTACGTCCCTCTTTGCTAGCAGCGACGGCAACTTCAAGAAGTTTGAGAAGTCCCTGCGCGACAGCGGCGTCGCTGCCGTCGACGCGACGTTGATTGCGAAGAAGTATCAGACGGAGCTGACGGCGGCACGCAAGGCGGCTTTGGGCTTAGGCGACGCGGAGGTGAAGAGGGCGAAAGAAGCAGCCAAAGCCGAGGCGGCGATGGCTGCGGCGACGGCGAAGGCTGAGAAAGAACGCCAAAAGGCGATCGAGAAGACGAGGCAAGAGCAAGAGAAGGCCATGAAAGCCTCGCTCGGCTACCAGATGAAATCAGCATTCAGAGAGGCGATCAACCCGCGCCAGATGGCGATCGGGTTTGCTCGCGGTGTGGGCGAAGGTGCTCTCGGTGCGCCGGGGGCAATGATGGGCGGCGCGTTGAATTTGGCGACGCGAGTGACGGACATGATCTCCAATGTTGGTGGATCATTCGCCACTGCCGTCATTGACGCCGCACAGTTTCGGCAGAATGCAATCACTGGCCTTGAGTACATGCTGGGCAGCAAAGAGGAGGCTGTGTCGATTTTCAAGCAGGCTCAAGACCTCGCGAAAAAGACCCCGCTTGACACGCACAAGGTACTCGAAGGTGTGACGAGTCTCGCCGCCGCCGGTTTCGGTGGTCAGGAGTCGATGGAGCTGTTCAAAGTTGTCGCTGACCAGGCGGCGAAATTTTCGCTCGATCCCAATATGCAAGACAAGGTAATCAATGTTTTTTCAGCTATCAAGAACCAGGGAAAAGCCACGGGCGAGAACCTGGGCTCATTGAGAGCTGCGGGCTTCAATGAGGAGAAGATTTCGCAAGCCTTGCTTGAAGATCCGAATCTGGCGCCTCTGTTCAAACGAATCAAAATCCCCGGCTTGGTGGGCGGGAAGAGCCGCATCGTCGATCAATCGAAAGCTGATCAGCTCGCCATATTGCAGCAAGTCCGATCCGTTCTGGGTGAAGGTCGCGTAGGCTCCTACGACCTCATCAATGCAGCGATCAAGTCCCTTGAGAAAGATTCCGGTAAGGGTGTCGGCGAGTTCGCGGCAAAGATGGGCGGCGAGTCTCTCACCGGCACCATCTCCAACGTCAAGAGCGCCTTCACTGACTTGCTAGAATCGACTGCCGTCGACAAGTGGTCGGGGGTCGAGGCCCTTCAGAAATTCTTGACAAAGATCAGTGAGAACCTTGATCCCAAGAAAGCTAATGCCTTTCTCGGCACGATGGAGAAACTGACTGACGCGATTTTCGGGGGCTTGGGCAAAATCACTGATGCTGACATCCAAGGTTTTTTGCAGACTATATCGCTCATGGCTGAAAAGCTGATCGGCTTTCTCAAAGAGGCGTGGGGTTGGTTTGATAAACTCATCCACGCCGAGCCCGGCGCCTTCCTCGACGCCGTCGGGGACGTCCTCATAGATGCCGGCAAGCTGATCGGCAAAGGCATCCTCGAAGGCGTCGGCTCGGCTGTCAACCCCTTCGACACGTCGGACACGAAGAAGTTCATAGGGAAACACGGCGTCAGCAAAGACATCATGGAGGATCTCGCTGCAAAGCACGGCGAGAAGGATATGGCCAAGTTCGCGGCACGTTTTGATGCCCAGCGCAAAGCTTTCAGCGAGGCTGGCGGCTTGACGGCGATGGAAAGGGGCATGGGCCGTGCGTTGGAGCCCGAAGAGTACGCGCAAGCCATCGCCCGCTTTGCGGCGAAGCGGGGTCAGGGCCTGAGCGGCGATGTGCCAAAGATCAACATCCCTGAGATGGCTGTAGGTGGTCTCGTCACCGGGCCGACGCTGGCGTTGATAGGCGAGGCTGGCACCGAGGCCGTCGTCCCGTTGTCGGGGACACAGGGTCGCGCCTACAGCCTCGGAATCGGCGGAGGTGGAGGCATGGCTGGCGGCATCACTGTCAACGTCAATGTTTCTGGCGGCACTGACGCCCGTGCCACTGGTGAGGTCATCGGGCGCGAGGTACGCCGCGAGGTGCTTCGGCTCCTTGAACGCACGGCGCTAGAGAGTTAGCGAGCAAACCACTTACCCTACCCCATGGCGTTCAGTTTAAGCGATCCCAAATCCAGCAGCTACCCTCTCCCAGGGACGGCTACGCTTTATATCCTTGACAAAGTCCGCATTCTCAACTATACGCTCCCACTGGCCCGGCCTATCGAGACGGGAATCGAGATGGACATTGAAAAGCGTAAGGAGCCCGGCAGTGATTACAGCGCTTTCGTCAGCCACGGCATCGACGCGACGCCAATTCGGATCACCCTAGCACTGTTCAAAGACTTGTCAAGCGGTAAGGACTGGATGGACGATTTTTTGCGCATACAAGATCGCCTCGTCTCCCGCAACCTGTCGCGGCGAAACGGCGTCCCTGTTTATCACCCTTTCCTCAACCTCTATGGGATCAACGAGGTTGTTTTCACGAAGAAGTCATTGCCTACACGCGATCGAGGCCAGATTTATCACGTCACCCTCGAAGGTTACAACACCCGCGTATTGCGCATCGGCAGCGCTTTCGGAAATGTCAACATAAAGCATGCTACAGGGATCGTCGACATGGCCAACCCGAATGGTGTGCCGGGCAAATCAAAGGCGGTGACGATACAGAAAGGCCCCACTGCGGGCTCAACGGCGGCAGCGGCCAAAAAGAACTACCAAGGCCCCGCTGCCCTCAACGCTGGGGCAGCGACGAGGCGGGGGTAGTCATGGCCGACCACGGTTTCGGTAGCTCACCCATTGTCTCAGGCAACCTGGAGCTGCCGCGCATCGGCGCTTGGACAGCAGAGGTCTATTTCTCCATCACCGACGCGCCTGACATAGGCACCACAGCCGATCTGCTCATTGCCGGAACGTCGCGTAGCGGCACCGTCGTCGACATCGCCGCCGACTACTTGCAGGTCAAAGCCCGCATCGTCGCCGGGGCAGGGAAACTCGACACCGTACTCGATGCCCGTGACTATCGCGGCTTTCAAGCCGCGCAGATTGCGCAGGACGCGCTACGAGACGCGGGAGAGCAGACCGGGACGTGGAGTGCCCTAGACATCTATTGCGCCCACTGGACGCGGTCGCAGGGGCCTTGCCGTGAAAGTCTGCGGCGTGTGACTAGACTGCTTGGACGAGGCGAGGTCGCCGGGGCCGACTCGACATCACTGACGACTTGGCGATTTGGCGACGACGGCGTCGCTGACACTGTCGTTGACACGTTCGCGCTCAACAATGCCGCTTTCGAGCACCTGGCGTCGTGGGGACAGGAGCGCTTGCTTTTCCTCGGCATGTACGATAGCAACGTACGTCCCGGCCAGAGTGTGCAGGCGTGGGACACTGTACGCAAGCTAGACCGCTGCCTCTACGAGTTCGGCCCCAACCGTTTCACGATGACTGCATGGTATCTGTAGCTGGGGAAAAGCGGTAGTACGAAGGCGTTACTACCTTACCCCATGGCCACCGACGACCGCTTCATGAAAGCCTTCTCGTCAGTAGTGCGACGAGCACTCGACAACGACGGCACCATCGACCGCCGCGCCCTCTATCCTGCCAAGGTCGTCAAGTGGGAGGCCAGCGGCATTTTCCCAAGCGGCACCGTCGACGTCATCTTCAACAATGACGACGCTGGCGAGTCGGCGACGAAGCTCCAGACGATTAGCGCCGTCCCAGTGCTGCCCCCGATCGCCGGGATGTCGTATCAGCCCCAGGCCGGAACGCAGTGCTTGATCGGATGGCAAGGCGCCGACGAGAGGTTGCCGTATGCAACGGGGTGGCTCGGCCTCGGTGGGTCGTCGCAAACGGATGTGGTGGCGTTGACGGTGAATCTTGGCACTAGCGTAGGTACTCAAGTGATCGTGCTTCAACCTATCGTCACTGCTCTCAACACAGTGCTGGGTGCCGTGAGTACGTTCGCGGGGGCTGTTGCGGTGGAAGTCCCTGCACTGGCTGGGGCGGCGGGCACTTTAGCCTCAGCAGTGGCGGCATTCGCCGCCGCCGCGTCAACATACACTACAACCAGAACGAAAGCGAGCTAACCATGCGTTTCCTTGTACTCCTCTTCGCGCTACTGATCGCCTGTTCACCAGTAGACAACGTCCCGTCGTCACCTCAAGACCTCAGCGTCGTCGATCTTTTCGGATCGCCCCCTCCCGATCTGACCATCACCGTCTCAGGGCCGACTCGCATCGTGCAGCGCACATGGACGGGCAGTGATGGTGTCGTCGTCAAGATGACGGATCTATACGACACTGTTGAGAAGTTTTCATGTGTGTTGCAGACAGCGCCGGACGGGGTTGCACGGTGTATGCCGACTTGGTTTACCATGTACTATCAGGACGCAGGGTGTACGAAACCGGCTTACCTTTTAACGCCACCCTGCTTTCGCGACAAGTACATCAACGTATATAGCTTACAGTGTGGGACTAAAATTCTTAGTTCCTACCGAATCGGCAATAAGATCACACCGAGCAAGGTGTACCTACTGAATCCCAGTGGGGCATGTTCAGACGCCACGGGAGCCCTTGGAGGCAATGAGGTGTACGATACCACACCCGTCCCGCCGTCGACGTTTGCTGCCGGGACGTTCAACTACTAGGAGGTCGCCGTGGCCGTCTATCCCGACAACGTCGACTACACCACCTTCCCGCCGTCGCTGTCTCTCAATCTTGAGGGTCGCACCTACGTAGGTGGTGCTGCCGACCTCGACATCTCGTTTACGCCGATCAGTGGTCCCCGCGCCGTCGCCGAGCACGTCGCCCGCCGCCTCATCTCACCGCCAGGAAGCTATGATGATCCTGACTGGGGCTTTGACATCAATAGTTGGCTCAACGCCAACTTGCTGCCTCAAGACCTTGACGCCTTCGAGGCTGCGGTACGTAACGAGGTGCTTGACGTTGAGGGTGTCGACGACGCCGAGATAACGACGACGCTGGATTCTGTTGCCGGACTTGTCTGCGTCGTCGAGATGACGCTGAGTAACGAAGACGAGTATGAGCTAGTCTTCGTCCTTGGCGCTGATACTATTCCACGGATCTACTTTCCCGTCGGCTAGACGGCGATGGCGAGGCGCCTAATCGTCTTTCGGGAAACGCATGTAGGAGAAGATGTTCGGATCGCTAATCGTTGACCACGATCCCCGCTCGGCGCAACCGAGGTGCTAGACATGAGCGGGCAGCACGACGTTTGGCAAGTGGAGCACGCCGGGTCCAGTGTTTGCCTACATCGCAGAGAAGATCGTGGCGTTTGTGGGACAGGTAGCACTCCATCCGACAACCGCACTTGTAGGTGGCATACTCCTGGCCTGAGTCGGAAGCGTACCGGCGCTCAACACTCCACACGGTACGAATTGCCTTACATGTCGGACACGATACGGGAAGTTCAAATTCTTGAGTTGTCATCGTCGTCAACCCTTCGTCGCTGCCTCGTCGCCTCTACTTCACCACCTCGCCGTCTCGCCACTCCGTCGTCGTAGTCGCCATCGTCCCGGCGTCAAGTAGCTGCGGGTGCTGCGCCATCACGCCATCGTGAATCGACATCACCGCGACGACGGCAAAACCGACGACAAGGATGAGGAACATTGCAATCTGAAACGCAGTCGGCTTGTCGCCGCGCTCGAAGATGGTTGGCGGCAGCAAGATGGGCTGCGACCCGTGGATACAGCGATGCGTCGATGCCTTCGCCTCGGCCTCGGCGTCGTTTCGCAGCTTGGTGATGAGCTGCCGCGACTCCTCGTCGGCCTGATGCTGCGCATACCGCAGCTTGG